AAGCTCGACCGAGAAATGCCCGATCTGCGGCCGACAGGTCAAGGTGGTCGGGGCGGGCAAGCTGTCCACGCACAACAACCCCGACACTGGGCGGCGGTGCACCGGTTCGGGTCGGCTGGCGTTGAACCGACCCCCGAAGGACATCCAACACGCCCCGACCCGCCGGACCCCCGGCGCGAAACCGCCGCCTGCAAAGAAGACCACCCGCCGGGCGGTCGGTACACTGCGGCCACCGCCGCCGCCGAGGGTCACCCCCGGGGCGTGGGATGCGCAGGTCACGGGCGAGGCCGAGACCCGGATGGCCAACTGGCGGTCCCGCACGATGCACCGGCAGGCCGACGGGTCGATGTACCACCCGAACACTGCCGCGACCCGGGCGGCGGAAATCCAACGGCTGCACGACGACATCCAGCAGGCAGAGCGTGATCTGCAGGGCCGGCGCAACACAGCGGTATACAACGTCGCGAGGATCGACCTCGGGTTGAAACATTGGGAGGTCGTCCCATATGGCAAAGAGAAGGACTACGCCGACGCCGCCGACACCGACCCGCACGTGCTCGCAGCGGAGGCCAAGCTGCGAGCCCTGCGCAACCAGCTGGACTACGCCGAGCAGGCGATCGAATCGGACCGGCAGTTCGACCCGACCAACCCGCTGGCCTACTACGGGTCGATGCTGCACATCGAATCGAACGACTGGTTCGCCTACGGCGTCCTGGACCAACTCGAACAGCGGGTCCCACCCGCATTCCACCGGGTCGTCGCCGAGTTCCTGGCCTACCAAACCCAGCGAGGAAACGGCAGCGCCGGGATCTGGATCGGATCCACCCAAGGCATCCGCGACCTGGACAACCTGAAACGGCAGATCACCAAACCGCCACGCGGCTGGGGCAAGAAAGCCACCATGGCCACCTGGGACCAGGTCGACGGGGTGGTGTCCGGCAGCGCCGTCTACGCGGTGGTCCACACCGACAACAGCGAATCGCACCTGCGCAGCCGCCGCCGGAGCCACCAGATGGCCGGCATCCCGCAGGACCTGGCCGTCGGTGATGCCGGACTGCACGAGTTCGGCCATGTCCTGGACGCCGCGATGGGGTTCTTCAACACCAACCGGGCCTACCGGTGGGACGACGCGTCGGCCCAGCGGAAGTGGCGTTTGATCCATGGTCGGATCAAGCGAGGGTCTCGGCGGCTGTCGCCGTACTACCGGCAGAAAGGCGACGCCGGCCCAGAGGAGTTCTGGGCGGATACGTTCTTCACTTGGGCATCGGCTGACCCGACTCCGACAACCGACCCGTTCTATGCTGGGGGCAGAGCCGGACGGGCGGTCACCACACGGGATTTGCTGATGCTGGAGACGTATGGCGGGCAGATCGAAGATGTTATGTCGATCTCGGACTACTTCGACGGGCTGCACAAGGATCTGGTCAGCGGGCGGCGGCTGCCCAGGATCGAACAGAGGAGGCCGTGATGACGGTCGGCGAACCGTGGCAGGACAACAACGGCCAATGGATGGTTCCGACCCGGGTTGAGGCGACCGGCGAGGACGACCAGCGTGTGGTGGGGATGGGTTGGGCGTTGTTGACCCCAGACCACCCGTTGTACGACGAATGGCTGCAGTACATTCGGGCCGGTTGGGTACGCGAGGTCGACGCCCGGATCAGCTAGAATGGCGGGATCCCCCGGGATGGGGGGGCTGGCGTGATGCTGGCACTTTCGTGAACAGGAGCGGTCGGGATGACCAGACGAGACGGCGCGATCGTGGCCGGGCCGGACGACGACGACCTGGACCCCAACAGCCCGGACGATGACGACGAGCTTGACGACGACGAACCGGAAACACCGGCCCAGCAGCAGGGGCCGACCCGCGAGGAACTCCTGGCGGAGGTCCAGCGGCTGCGGCGCGGCAACACCCGTAACAACCGGGAGCTGCAGAAAACCCGAGCGGTCACGCAGTGGATGAAGAAGCACGGCATCACCGACCTCGAGCAGTGGCTGGCCGACCAGCAAAGCCCGTCCGACGGCCCCGGAGAGGTATCTGGGAGCCCCACGGAGACACTCGGAGCGCCACCTGGGTACGTCGATAACCCTCCGGCTCCTCCAGCGCCTCCGACGCCGCCCGCGCCGACTGAGGCGGAGGTCGAACGGCGGGTCCGGCTCGAGCTGGAGCGGCAGCGGGCCCAGGACGAAGAGCGGGTCGACAAGCTCACCCAACAGCTGCGCGCGAGCGCCATCCAGGCCGCCCTGTCCGGCGCCCGGTTCAGCGGGACGGTCGCAACCGCGTTGAAGGTCATCGACCAGTCGAAGATCGAAGTCGACGCCGACGGGAACGTAACCGGAGTGGACGAGGCGGTCCAGGAACTGCGGGCGGAGATCCCCGAATGGTTCCGCCGCACCGCGCCACCAGCCGCCAACCCGACCCGCAACGGCGGGGCGGTTGACGGCGGAGAGAAACGCCCACCCGCCGCGAAGCCGCGACGTTGGGAAGACCAAATCGTTGACCGGTGGCGAGGCGGCCGGTAAGATCGGGTCTGGGTTCACAACCCCCCTCACCCGCCCCCGCGCATGACCTTCCGGGGACCTGGACAGCGAGCCGCCCCCGTGCTCGCCGGTGGTCCGGTCGGCGCGGGGGCGGCTCTATCCCGGGTGAACCTTGGTGGGTCAGACGTCCGGCGTGACTTCCTCGTCCGGGGAGTCGGTCGCCGCGAAACCCTCCGCCGCGCCGGCCGTCACGTTGATCGTGTCCTCGATCACGACCGGAGCGCCGCCGCCGTCCGGGGTGGCCGTGAACGTGAGCGCGGCCGGGCCGAGCGCGCCGCCGCCGACAGCCGCAATGACCGCGCTGCCGTCGCCGTTGTCGGTGACGTTGATCAGTTCCGGGTTGGCGGTGGTGAACGTCTGGGTGCCGACGAACGGCGCGTTGGCAGGAGCGCCGAACTCGTCGACCGGGGCGTAGGTGCGGGTGAACTTCTTGTCCTGGGCGAGATCACGCACGGTGTGGATCCTTCCATCTGTGGTGGGTACCGCTGGGGTGCTGTTCGGCACCCGGTCGGCCGCGACGGTGTCCATGTCAGTTCCGTCGTGCAGCTGGAACTGGGGGCGTCGGCCCTTCAACAAGCGTCGCACCTGGAGGATGGTGTCACCCTCGTCGGTTATCTGCCCCAGCGGGTAGAGGTCGCTTAGCACTGCGCCGGCTCCCCTCTCTTGTCTCCGGCATCGTACCACCGGCTACCGTCGGCTGCCCGCTCGTATCGGTACGCCATCCGCCGTTCGGTTGCCCGTGGGTACCGCAGCCCCCGATGTTCACCCTCCGCCCAACAGAACACCCCCCGGCGCGACCGCGACGGGCGGTGCGACCGGGGGGTGAACAGCCGGGCCACGTTAAGGTCAGAAACCGGGCAGCGGCAGCCGCCACGTACTCCGCAGCGGTTCCAGCCCGTGCGCGCAGTTGAAGCTCTGCCGGATGTACTGGCCGAGAGTGTCGTCCTCGACGGTGATGCACATGCCGGACGCGGCGTTCATCAGCGTGTAGCCTGCCGACCCGGGCGTGACCGGTTCCAGCAGCCACTTCTGCTCGTTACCCCAGGTGCATGCCCACTGGATCAGCGTCGAACGCTGCATGCCCACCACGCCGGGCTGGACGCACCACAGGTTGTGCCCGGGGCGCAGGAAGTACAGGTGCGGCACTCCTGTGTCCTCGAACCAGAAGTTCTGGTACCACGTTGTCTGCGGGCCGCAGATGCCCTGGCGCAGCTGTTCGCCCATCACCATCGAGCCGGTCCCGGTGGCCGGGTCGTACGGGACCTCCATGCAGAACGCGCTGCTGGAGTGGCGCACCACGTGCAGGTACGAGCCGGCATGCGCGGGCGTCGCTACCACGACCGCGCCGACGACGCCGACCAGCGCTGCCGCGAGCAGCGCCTTGATCCTGCGGATCTTCACGTCTTCCCTCCTTCTACCGGCGGCGACGTGTCGACCGGCGTTTCTTGCCCCCGACTGCCATGCCCGGGTAGCGTGCCCGGACCGCCGCCGCAACCCGAGCATACACCCCGTTGCGTCTCGCATACGCCAGCGCTGTCCTGGCGTGGGCCCGGTCATGGATCGGATATTTGCGCGACTTCGGGAATACGAACGCGCTCGCCGGCAACGCGCGGCGAGACGCAGCCGTCAACTTCGCCATACGACCAACGGTACCCCCGACGCCCTACGTGTTACAATGGCAGCGGCAGAGCACCTGTTCGACCTCGTGTCAAGTGGCTGCGACCCTGCCGGTTCGTGATGAACCCGGCCCCCTGCTCGCGATGAGCGAATCCCAGTGAATCTCGGATCTCGCTGCGACAGCGGGAAGGAGTCTACACGTGAGCAAGACTGCACTGCCCGAATGGGTCATCGGCCTCGACGAGAGCAACGAGGGCCCCCAGTATCGCCCCGGCACCATCGTCGGGTTCCGCAACGACGGCACCCCACTGTACATGGTGGCCGGTGGCGCCGCTGCGAACGTCGCCGACTGGATCCCGATCGAGTACGACTCGGAGGTCATCCAGCGGGTTCTGATGGAGTCCGCCATCGAGCGGTTCGGCAGCCGCGTCCCGATGCGGTCCAAGACCAAGTCGATTCCCCGCTCCGCAGGGATCACGGTCACCGCCGGGACGACCTACGTCGACGACACCTCGACCAACGACGAGGTCACCATCACCGCCCGCCGGTTCATCGCCCGGTTCAAGATCGACGAGGACGACCTCGCCGACGCTTCGACCCGCATGGACGTGATCCGGACCAAGGGCATCGACTGGGCGATCTCGTACGCCGACGTGTTCGACAACGCGTGTCTCGCGGTCACCGGCGCCGAGAACGGCACCACCGTCCCGTTCACCTCGGTCTACCGGTCGCTGCGTTCGACCAACACCGACACCAGCTACACCGCCGACGACAACTACCTGACGTGGGACGACGACCTGATCAACATCGCGTCGACCCCGCTCGGGACGTCGCTGTACGAGAAGCTGTCGGCTCTGTTCAAGAAGGTTGAGACCGGCAAGTACTGGTCGCCGGCTGACATGCTCGTCATCGCCCACCCCGGGTGGCGTGACGCGCTGCGGCTGTGCCTGGACTCGCAGGGCCGGCCGATCTTCCAGCCGGGCGTCGGGTTCGGTCTGCCGGGCAACGGCACCCCGGACGCGCTGTTCAACACCCCGATCGTGTGGACCCGTGGCGCGAAGACCAGCCCGACCAACACCGGCTCGCCGGGTGGCAACGACGTGCTGTTCTTCGCGAACGCCCGGTTCCTCAAGCGCGGCGACCGGTCGGGCCCGGAGACGCTGACCGACGACGCGCGGGCGCAGGACGACACCGACGACTACGCGATCAAGTTCCGGACCCGTCGCGGGTTCGTGGTCGCGCACGAGAAGGCGATGGCGGTCCTGGAGCGCATCACCGACTAACGGCACCCCCCGTTCTCGGGGGCCGGTGTTTTCGGGGACCCCGACCCCCGAGCCCGGCCCCCGAGCCGTACCTGGCTGGTACACTGGTGGCGATCGGACAACCAAGTCGGGAGGGTCAAGTGGGAGCGTACGACGATTGGCGGCAGCCGCAGCTGCAGGCCGAGGCTGGCAGGCGGGGTCTGTCCGCAGGCGGGTCGAACGAGGAGATCAAGGCCCGGCTCGAGGACGATGACGACAAGCAGCGGATCGCGGCGTTGCTCGGCGACGACGACGAGCCCGACACCGAAACGCCCGCCGCCCAGCCGTCCAGCCCGCCCGCCGCTGCTCCACCCGCAGCCCCCCCGGAGTCGGAGGCGACCCAGGCCGAACCGGCACCGCCGCTGCACGAGTACACCGCCCGGTACGAATGCCGTGGCGAGCTGTCGACTGGGACCCACGAAGACAACCGGTACCGTGCCTACGAGCAGGCCATCCGCGACGGGTACATCCCGCGCGGCGGGCTGTCGGCGGTGTACCGGTCCGGGTTCGAGCAGGTCAACGGCGTCCGGCACGCAGTGTACAAGGTGACCCTCAAGAAGCAGTAGGAGGCCGCCGGTGACCGAGCCACTCGAGGCGTGGGCCGACAGCGACGACGTGGACCTGCTGACCGGTGTCACCGTCACCGATGACGCTGTCCTGCGCGCCCAGGACATCATCGAGATCTTCGCCGGCACCACCTGGTTGGCTACCGACCAGATCTCTCAACGGAACCTGCGGCTGTTGAACCGGGCTGTGTCGTATCAGGCTGCGTGGATGGCCAGCCGACCCGATATGTACAGCCACTTCGACGTCGACACCGTCTCGCAGGACGGGGCCAGCTTCACCCCCGGCACCGTCAACGCCCAGCTGCTCGCCCCGCTTGCGGCAAGATGCCTGCGCCGGCTCACCTGGACCTGGAAACCCCTGCGGGTTCGACGCGGGTACAACGAACCGGACTACAACGACCTGGGCCCGCGCGATTCGGCCGTGGCCGATGACAACAAGGTCTGGACCCCGATGTGAGAGCGGTCGCCACCACCACCGTGTCGATCCTGCGCGGTACTGTCACCGACGGCTACGGCGACGCGGTGGACGACAACACCGGCACACCGGCCGCGACGGGAGTGCCAGCGTCGATCCTGGAGCAGAACCGGCGGGTGTTCCTGCCGGCTGAGCAGGCGTACAGGATCGTCCGAACCTACGCCGGTCGGGTCGGTCCCGAGATTGACATCCGCAAAGACGATCGGCTGTTGGACGAACAGACCAACATCGTCTATCTGGTGACCGACCTGTCGGACCCGCACGCGTCGGTGATGCACCCCGATTACCAACTCCAGCTGTCCCGCACCACCTGATGCTACAATCGGGCTAGACAGGGGGATCCCCGGACGGGTAGACCGACCGCCCCTGCGGGACAGTCCAGCTTGGTAGACAGGCGGGTGAGCGGTGGTCGTTATCTACGTCGAAAGCCCGCTCGCCCAGGTGCACATCGACGGTATCCGAGACGACCTACGGGAGTGGCTCGCGAAAGAAATCGCCGCCGACGCCCGCCG